AACACCCTCAGCAAAAGCTTGAACTCTCTCAGCTCCTCTGACTGTTGGGACTGAACCCCAAAGATAAAAAGCAACCGCTCCTGCTCCTGGAAATCCTTCACCGCCTGGCTGATTCTGTTCAGCCTCCAGGTCTGTCAAGTGCCTTGCAATCCAAGGAGCAATCCTGTTCCATTTGGAAACTGAAACATTACCCCTAGCCATGGCTCTGGCTTCTCTAATTGTTTGCTCTGTGACACCATCACCAGCCAAACCCTCCTCATAGAGTTCAATCCCTTTCCTAGCGGCTGCTCTCATATACGCTGGGGGAGTTAGGTCAGCATCTCGATTTTCAAGGCTCCTGTCCCCTCTGGTGGACTTTGGGTGGTCTTCTGGGAGCAGGTCGTTGTCTGTAATATAGGCAGAATTCTCTGGCTCACCATTTCTCAAAAGATAGAGATAGGCATTGACCCTAGCCATTGCCCAGGCTGCTCTGCTCTGTCCTGGTCTGTGGCTTACTGAAAAAGCTCCAGCGCCTCTGCGATAAACAGCGGCTAACTGGCCAAAAGTTGTTCGAGTATGGTCTGGGCGATTTGCTTCCTCCATCGCCTCATTGTGTTCTCTGACTTTATTGCGGAGAGCCGCTTCTGTTCGCTCTGAGAGTTCAATGTCTCCGCCTGCTCCTGATGCTGAACCAGGTTCATTTTCATCGCTTCCCTCAATCTGCTCTTCTGGTTCCGCTGGAGTGGATGCTCCTTGGTCATGCTCTGACCGGTAACCAGAGACACCTGTTGCCTCCTGATAAGCCTCATGTGTTGAGCAAGGCATGAAGATTGTCTCTCCATCCTCTGTCATGGTGTGAGTTCCAGTGCAACCAATCTGGTCTGCTCTTTCCAAAGCTTCTGCCTCAGTGGTGTATTTGTCCCCTCCAAGGGCTGATCTGTCTTCAGCATCTGGGGTTTCATTTGGATGGATAGCCAGGATGCCCAAATTAGCATAGGCTTCTCTAGCTTGCTGGGAGTCATCAATGGCAATCATCACATTCAGTGTTTCCAAAAGTCTTTCAGCTGTGGAGCGCTTGAACTCAATTGAATCGGTATCTGCATCCTCTTTCAGGATTAGCTCCTGATAAGAGATTCCAGCATCTGCAAGCTCTCTTTCTGTTCGCTCTCTCTGGAGTTCTGTCCTGGCTGAAACAATAAAAATCTGAGCGCCCTCAAAAGTCAGAGCGTATTCATAAACATCTTCCATGAATTCATCATCAAAAAACAGGGTGTTGTCAATGTCTAGGATTAGTGCTGGGTTGCCGCTTTCAAGTCTTTGCTCCAGCTGTCTAAAAGTTGTTCCCTCATACTCACCCATTGGGTCTAAATTCTCTGCCAAACTTAGGGCAATGTGATGATCAATAGCATCCTGTCGAGTTGGGTGGCAAAAAACCAGCTCCCCCTCTTCCTTGACAACTGCGAAACCATCACAGTCGGGATGCTCTGAAGTCCAAAAATATGGCATAAATTAGTCCTGGGTAATCCTCAAAATTCCAAGCTCCAAACCATCTGGGTCGCTCATAGCGAACAACTTATCTCCAGCACCAAGGTGATAGCTGACTGTTTCGCCTGGGTCTATGTGAATTGAATTGTTCAGAGTCATGTCAGCGTTTCCAAGGTGAATGTATTCGTTGGAGCTTTTGGTCATATTGTGAAGATGAACCACTTGCTCCATGTTGTCAGTTGGAACAACTGCTGTGGCTGTCGCTGAGCTGAGAGTGATTAGGTCATTATGAATTGGCATGGTTCTCCTAGTCCTGGGTTACCCTGAAAACTCTTACATTGATTCCAGCGGTGTCAGAGATTGCCCAGACTTCATCGCCAGCACCCAAATCAACACTGATTCTCTCCTCAGCGGTGATTAGGGTTCCGTCATTTGTGGTGACAGAATCAGAGCCTCCAATGTAAATCACAGCATCTCCAGTGGAGTTGTTATGAATTAGAGCGTTCTGCTCCATCCCATCAGCTGGGACAACTTTGACAGCGGTTGCTGTTCCGACTGTAAAGGTGCTGGTGTCAATTGGCATCTTGGTCTCCTGGGGTTTCTGGGTCATCATCTGGATAGACACTGGCTGGGTTTTCTGGGTCTATGTTCTGAACTCCCTGCAACTGAACAGATGGAAGACCGGTGTGATCGATGGATGGCAATCCAATTGCCTCCAAGACCTGTTCTGGGTCATATCCAACCAGAACCAAATCTCTAGCCATCTTGACCTTTTCAGTGTCTGATTTGACTGTTGCGTTTTCAACATTGACATTGGCTAATGGAACTCTGACACTGTTTGCACTTGGGTCATCGATGACAGGCAAGTCTTCCAATCTGCGAACATCATTGATGCTCAGATAGCCTGATTGCAATCCTCTTGAATAGGCTTGAGTTCTGTCGGTAATCTGCGCCCTGAGCAGTCCATCCATGTTGAACTTCAGGAATGCCCTCTCTCCACCTTGATAGCGAGACATCATTTGGCTGAATGCATCCTCAATCTTTGAGGCAAGTGGTCGGAGCATGTGTGTGATCCAAGCCAGGTTGTTTTGCTCAACCGAAGCATAGGACATTCCCTGGTCAAGTCCCAAAAGGTGTGGAGGAATGTTGAATGCTCTGGCGATTGAGGCGATTGCCTGATTCTTAGATTCAATCATCTGAGACTGTTGGGGGTCTGTTGTTGTCGGGGTGTATTTTGCCCCTCCAGATAGAACCGCTGTTTTGTGAGCCTTCTGCCATCCTCTGTGTCTTGAGTCAAATGCCTCTTGCAGATTCTTAGCTTGGTCAGCTGTCAAATTGTGATTTGGAACTTCGATGACACCAGAGGTGTGAGTTCCCTGTCCAAAGAATTTGGCAGAGTAATTGGTTAGAGCTTGGGCTAGTGAGAAATCTTCCTTCAGTGCCTCGACCCTGGAGACTCCTCTCATGGAGCCAGGTTTGACAACATCTGGGATGAAAATCATCTCATCTTTGCTGAGGAGTTTCTTTTCTTCCTCAACCTGGAACATAATCTGTCCAACACCATTGCGCTTGATCTTGACTGTTTGAGGATTCAGGACAGACATTGAGACTGGCAATCCTTCATTATTGTTATAGACCCTGATGAAAGCGTTACCCTCTAACAGCATGGAAACAATCACAGCTCCATAAAAAGCTGAGCGAGTGGTGTCAACATCTGGCTGCAAGACCCATTCTGGTCTTGGTCTAAATGGCTTCCTGTCTCCATCGGTTCTGATGAAAACATCCAAGGGCAAGGTGCTAAGAGTTGAGCTGACTAAACTGACAGCCGAAAAAATTGCATTGACCTTGAAAACAGTATCTGCGTTAACTACTGTCCCAGCGTTAGTGGCAAGCTCAAAGGTGTCACCGCTGGCGAATACGCTTTGAAAACTAAGCGCCCTATTTTCAAAAAGATTATTCAGCATTTCTTATCCGCTCCCAAGCCAATCCAAAAAGTGTGATGAAGATTCCAGCGGAGATGATGCCAATAGGAAGCCAAATCAATCCCAATCCGACTGAGATTGTCGCTCCTCCGAGTGCCTGCATAAAAGTTGCCATGTCCACCTAAACAAAAATCTGAGGAATCAAGTCCTCTTCCATCTTACCTGATGTGGCTCGATTGAAAGCAATCACCGCTGCCACAGCTGCATCGATTCTGCGCTGAGAACTTCTGGAGTCTTTGACAATCCTGGTTCCCAGGTTGTCTGTCTTTACCACTGCGTTATCAATGTGTCTGGCTAGAGTTGGGTCACCATCTTGAAACATTGCTTTGTCAACAACTGCATCGTATAGAGAAGCGCATGCTGGAATCATCCTCCTGGCTGATGTGGATGGAAACTCAACAATTGGCAAACCTCGATCTGCTAGAACCTCCATTGACCTTTGCCAGCGATAAGGGTCACAGGCAATCTCTCTGACTTTTGGATGTGCTTGGGTAAAGTCGATGATGGTTTGCTCAACCTCTTGGATGTTGACTCTCCAATCTCTGTCATGGATGTTCTCATCCTTCTCCCAGGTCTTCACCATAAAGACATTAGGCACTTCATCATCTTTTGGAATTGTGCATCCAACTATGACAGTGGCATCTCCAGAGAATGAACCATCAAAACCCAAGACATACTCCTGTTCTGGGTCTAGTTGGAACTCAGTTGCTCTGTCATCCCAGG